TCTTGAGCGAGACGATCGTCGGCGTCGTCGGGTCCATGTCCGAGATGAGCAGCTCGGGGTCGTAGAGGATGACGGGAGTGGGCTCGGCCATCATGGGCCTCCTTGGATCGGCACGCGCAGAGTGATGCGGGCGGCCAGGTACGAGACCTTGCCGACGATGAACGAGCGGGGGCCCGACACCGAGTCGAGCGGCCAGGCGCCGCCGGACGTGGCGAGACGGGCGAGGGTGTACGCCACCAGCTCTTCGAGCTTGGCGATCCCGGCGCCGGGTTCGAGGCGACCGGCCACGCAGGTCACGACGAGCCGGCCTTGGTACAGACAGACGGTCTGGGGTTGCAGCCACGGCTCACCCCAGCCGAGCATGAGCACCGGCGGTGCGAGCTGGTCGACGAGGTTGTCGAGCACGACCGGGTCGCCGGTGTTCACCGGTGCGATCGCCGCGGCGAGCTTCGAGCGTGCATCGAGCAGGTTCATCCGATGCCCCACTGCTGCTTGTAGCTGCGGATGCTGAGGCCGTGCCTGGCGAAGCCGTCTCCCGGCGGCGGGGTGAGCACGGCGACCTGGTCGATGCCGACCGCGCCGTTGGCGGCGTCGGACGCCTTGTACCACTCGACGGCCCGGTTGACGTTGCATCGCACGATCGACGAGGGCACCGGATCGAACGGCGTCGCGACCGCGGTGCGGTCGAGGAAGGCGTCGATCTCTTCGGCGGCGGCGCCGAGACAGTCGTCGAGCAGCTGCTGGTTCTCGTCCGTGGCCTCGGTGTGCAGGGCCGCGGCGAGCTGTTCAGCCGTGGCGTACGCCATCACTTCACCTCGGCGACCATGTCGAGCAGCTCGGTCTTCGTGAACGCGCCGAGCGTGTCGACGTCGAGGGTGTCGTCGTGCGCCACGAGCCAGTCGATGATCTCGGCCTTGGTGCTCGCGGTGGTCGGCGCGTGATCGACCACGACCTCTTCCGCGGCCGGCGCCGCGCCGCTCACCCACGCCGTACCCGACCACGATGCGCGCCCGGCCGCACCACTCGTGCCGGTCTGCACGTACTGGCCGACCGTCCACGGCGTGACCGGGTTGGCGATTACGGCAAGCGGCGACGCTTGCGCCAAGCTCGCCGGGTCGACAGGGACGATCGACCCGACCGGCGTGAAGGCACCCGGGATGCCGGCCGTGGCCCCGGTGGCGTACGGCAGCAGCGACGGGGGGACCGACTCGTCGTAGTACGCCTCTAGCCGGCGTGCGTCGATGCTCATGGCGCCAGCAGCACCGCACCGTTCGGCACGGGCCGATAGCCGGCGACCGCGGCAGCGACCGCGACCTGACGACCGAGCACCGAAGGCTCGACCGCTTCGAGGACCGGGAACCGGTAGATGTAGCCCTCGATCACGAGGGCGTTCCCGACCCACATCGTCTCGTCGGCGATCGCCGGTGTGACCACGACGGCCAGGCCAGCAACGCTCCCCACGAACTGGGCGGCCGACGCCGTGCCGGGTGCGTTCGCCGCGCCGAGCGTCGGGAACAGGGGACGACCGGCGAGGTCGGTGAGACCACCGAGTCGGGCGTAGCCCTTCGGCCCCATGACGATCCAGCTCGCCAGATCGCCGGTGCTGGCGTACACGGCCGCCGACGCGTCGTAGACCGCTTGCAGCACCTCGGCCGCCGACGCCGTCGCCGCGAGCACGACCTTGCCCGTCGACTTGATCATCTCGGTCAGGATCGACCGATCGACCGCGTAGCCGAGGCGACGCAGCATGTGGCTCGTGATCAGGTCGAGCGCCGCCGGCTGGAAGCTGAGCAGCTGCTGCGAGATGTTCAGGTACTCGCCGATCACCGCGAGCGCGACCGGGTCGGCCGTGACGTCGAACTTCTTGCTCGGCAGCTCGGCCTTCTCGAAGCCGGCGGTGCCACCGGTGCCCTGCGGGCCGGAGCTGCTGAGGAAGTTCGGGTCGTCGATGCGGGGCCGCATGAAGTGCATCGCGTCGGGCGACGTGGTGAGCCCGAGCGCCGAGGCGAACGGCATCCCCTTGGGGTAGACGTCGATCACGGCGCCGGAGACGGGGATGACCACGAGCCCGCCGAGATCACCGGCGACGGGGACGGTCTTCGCGGCGTCGGTGCCCATGTGCTCGGCGGCGCGCTTCATCGCCCGGCCGAGCCGGAGACGGGACGTCTCTTCGCTCTGGTGCAAGACGTCGAAGAGCAGCTCGCCACCGCGCCGGTAGCCGGGCTCTTCGAGGCCGACCGAGATCGACACCTGGCGCAGCTTGTCGCGCACGTCGGATGCCATCTCGAGGTCGTCGGCCAGGAGGGCGACCTGCTTGTCCAGCTCGCCGATGCGGGACCGGGCCTTGCCCATCGTGTCCTGCTCGGACTCGGTGAGGTCACGGCCTTCGGTGTGCGCCGCCTCGGCGTAGTTCTTGATCAGGTTGACCTTCTGCTCGCGCTCGGCGACCACAGTGGTCAGGAGAGTGTCCACGGATGCTGCCCCCTCTTCGGACACGGACGGTTGAACGTCGCGCCGCGGGGTGCGCCTCCTGGGACCGGTCAGGGTGCAGTGCGAAGACTGGGTGCTGACGCTGGGTCCGGGACGGGTGCCGCTTGTCGGACGAGGTCAGGGTAACCCCCGGCGTCAAGCCGGCGTGGCGATGCTCAGGTCTGCGCGGCGAGCCACGTCTGCCACTCGTCGAGCTTCGGCGTGCCGCCGAGCAGCTCTTCGGGCTGGCTGCGGATCGCCATGATCTGCGCGCCGGAGTAGGTCGGCATCGGCGTGGCCGAGACGTGATCGACGACGACCTGGCGGCGATGACGCACGCCGTCGACCTCGATCGCCGGCACCCGATCCCGGAACAGGACCGACAGGCCGGTGTGCGACTCGTGCAGCATGTCGCGGACCTTGGCGAGATCGCGGTTGTTCCGGTAGAGCTGGAACGTGGCCCACGCGCCGTCGTCGCGCTGCTCTAGCGACCGCGCCCAGCCGATCCGCGAGTCGAGCCGCTCGTCGTGATCGAGCACGAAGCTGATCCATGCGGCGTTGCCTCGGCTGGCGGCGACCTGGCACATGAACGTGAGCGAGCCGGCGTCGAAGACCTCGGTGAAGCGTTCGCCGTCCTCGACGACGACGGCCGACTCGCCGAAGGGCACGATGCGGCCCTCGACCTGATCCTCGGCGTCGCGGTAGTGCCACTCGGTGACGGACGTCTGTAGCTCGGCGAGGGTGTTCATGCGGCGGTGCCTCCGATCGACGACGGTGCCGGCTGAGCCAGCTCCCCGGCGTGGGCGAGCGGAGCGAACCGCTCAGCTCGGCGGATCTCTTCGACCGTGATCGCCCGTTCGCCGGTCGTCTCGTCGAAGATGTTGAACAGGGTGGAGTAGGCACGCGACCGCGATTCGAGGTCGGGCTGGACGTACCGGTCGGGGTTGAACTCGAGAGACGTGCCGGCCGGAAGAGCCCAGCGCGACATGGCGCCGGAGAACGACTGCGCGGCCGGGCGCAGCGTGGCGCGCCAGTGGAAGTCGGCGAGCATGAGCGTGCTCTGGTACGTCAGACCGGTCGCTTGCGGCAGGTTCACGAGCACGGCCGGCACACCCATCGCCGCCGCGATCGTCTGGTGGTCGAACCACTTGAGGTCAAGCAGGGCCAGGTCTTTCGGCGACATGGTGATCGTCTCGTACTCGATGCCGCCGGACGTGACCGCAGGCTGGCCCACGTTGGCGAGCCGTGACGCCGCCCACTGGCCGCGCATCTCGTCGACCTGCTTCTCGGTCAGCTCGCCGGGCGCCTTGAGGATCCCCCACACGCCGTATCGAGCGATCTGGCTGGCGTAGGTGTCGAGCTGCGCGGCGTCGATCACCGCCGACGCCGACCATTCGAGCGGGCCGATCCCACGCCGGCACCCGGGGAGCAGCTGATACGGGACGTGGCACACGTCGGCGCGAGGCAGATGCTCGGTGCCGTTCAGGTACCACTCGCCGTCGACGTCTTGCGTGACCTTGTGCGGGTTCAGCACCGCGAAGCGGGCCGGCGCGCCGGTGATCCGCGATCGGTCGAGCGCCCACAAGATGACCTCGCCCGCCAGCCAGTACGAGTTGCACGCGGCTTTCATGAACGCCGACCAGTCGTCGTACAAGGTCGGCTCGGGCGAGTTGACGTACCACGAGGGCAGATCGGCGACCTCGCGTCCGGTGACGGCGTACGCCGGGAACGATGCGAGCTGGCGGCCGTTGAGATCGGCGCACGTCATGACCGTGGCGACGCGCCGCATGTAGCCGGCGGGGTTCATGCGACCGAAGCCGTAGCCGGAGAACTGGCCCCCCGATGTGCCGCTCCCGCCGAACTCTTCGAGCGGCGGCGTCATCCACGTCGGGTTCTCGGGCCATCCCGACCAGCTCGACGAGTCGAGCACGAAGTTCCCGGACCGGTTCTCACTCGACGTCGGGCCGACCGACTGCGGCGGCAGGTTCGGGCCCTCGGCGTTGGCGTTCGGCGCCACGTCGCGCGGGTCGACGAGTGCGCGCGACCGGCCTCTGCCCCACATCGCACATGGAGGGTACTGCCTCGACGTCGCCGGTCTCTACGATGGGGGTGCTCGGTCGGCTGGTGGCGGCTCTTGCGGTCCGTCGATCGGTCGGCCGGGTGTGGTGCGAGTCGATCGTCGGAACCCCGCCTTCGACCGGTTGACTCGCACCGGCCAACGCTTCACCGGCCGCACCGGAACAGGAGCACGGCGTCGCGGTACGAGTCGAGCTTCGGTCCCACGTACTTGAACACGGCGTTCGGCCGGCCGCCGGGGCGCCAGCTCTTCGCCGTCGTCGACTTCGGGCCGTGGACCGTCGACACGATCACCGGCTTGCCGATCATCGCCCAGTGCGGCGACTTGTCCGAGGTCTGGATCACGGACGGATGCGCCGGGTACGTGTGGAACTGGCAGCCCGCCCTCGTGAACGCGGCGCCGAGCGTGTCGAGCAGTACGAACGCCAGGCCGAGGCCCTGCCAGTCGGGCAACGTCACGACCCGCGACGCGCCCCACACATGCCCATGCTTCGGCGCCCGGTGCGGCCGATGGATCGCACCGCAGAACGCCGCCGGCTCGAAGTCACGCTCGGGATCGGTGCGCGCCCACAGGACGTAGCACTTCGCCGAGTGGTTGAGCTGCGCCGTCAGATAGTGGAACGGAGCGAATACGTGCCACGCCTCATACCGCGCCGGGGTGATCTCGACCTCGACGTCTGGTCGGCGTTGAAGAGACCTCCAACGGAACGGGCTGGCGACCGGCGCATCGGCGAAGTGCGACGGGCGGGGCTCAAGCACCCAGTCCGGTTGCAGCCAGTCCTCGACGTCGTAGTGGCAAGTGGCGGCCACGAGCTGTCCGCCCGCTCGGCGGATGAACCGTTGCGCGGCGTGCGACCCG